GACAAGATAGCGAGCCGTTCCTAATCCAACGCTTGTACCACCTCGACCAAACTTCTTGCGTAGTGCCAGTCCTTGCTCGGCTTGTCTCTTAACTCCTTTTGGTATCGAGAAATTCAGGTCATCGTATTTTCCTTTTTTAAGGTTTCCGTTTATGCCTGTGTCCATATCTCCGACCATTCCCAACTCCTCTGTATCAGTACCTATATCAGACTGAAACTGTATCGTAGACGATACACTAGAACTATCAGTACTCCTCTTACTATCCCTATCTACCGTATGAGCAGTAGGAGTAGAATTTATTGCGAGGTTTTTCCTAGAGCTTAGAGGGTGGTTTCTAGGTAGCAAGTCTGTATCAAACGGCTTGTTCTTGTATTTACCATTCCTTAGAGCGTATAACAGGCTATTACACCGAGCTAACGCCCATTGGTCAGAAGATGTAACAGTTGGTCTAACCGACTGTGGATTGGTGTTATAAGCCCCTACACCTCTGTTGAAGCAAGATATTAACATACTTAAGGTTGCTCTGTACTTAGGATTGTCTTTGTTGTGTTCTGTTACTTTGTCTTGCAGTATCTTCTTAATGCGAGCAGATACTTTAACCTCAGTCTGCGTCATTATCTTCTAAGCGTTGTTCATACTCAGCGTGTGTAGAACAAGGCATATAGATAGTATTACCGTCCTTATCGTGTTGGTGTGTACCATTACAACCAAGTTCCTCTGCTCTAGCTTCGGCTTCATCTAAGGTAGTAAATTCATCTTTGCCTACCATAGCTTTAGGTGTATCGCTAAATCTCTCTATCTGTCGAAGTCGTATCTCTGCTAACTCTTTAGTAGGGTAACAACCCATATTGCGACCTGTTTCCTCTGTAATCACACAATACTCTCCGTCTATCTCCTCAACTACTTTGAGTTCAACAGATTGCATACTTGCGAGGCTTATTGCTTCAGGTACTTCATCAGTCTGTTCTTCTTGTTCGATTGTTGAAGCCTGATACTCTGTAACCATATTGGCAGGTATTGTAACCTTACCTTCAGGAAGTAAATAGACATCTTGCTCAGGAGAAGTAGGTAAACCAATACTTTGTCTTGCTTCGGCAACTGTAACCCAACCACCTGTGACTGCTAAGTTCATTCTCTCGTAAATCTCATTTGTATCTGTTTGTAAGGCTCTTACGTCTGTGTAATCATATCTTGCTTCTAAGTTACTTGAGTTAGGGTAATCTACTTTAAGTATCTGATGTGTTATCTCTTGCGACACCATATCCCATAAAGGTATGAGCTTTTGTTCTGTAAAGAACTCTCGCAAGGTTTTAGCATTTGAGTATGTAGCATATTTAAGTCCAACTTCTAATCCTGCGATTATGGAAGGAACACCAAGTACAGAAGATACACGAGACTCGAATGACTCTCTTAAGTCTCCAATCTCTAAGTCTTTAGGACTAAAGGCTAACTTTTCTACATTCACGCCACCTGATAGTACTAAAGGTTTACCTTTGTTTTGACCACCAGTCTTACGTTGGAATGCTTTGGAGATAGCTTCTCCTTCTTCTTCTGTTAAGCCATACTCATCTTTAGGTGTAATCATAAAGCTAGGGACACCCATATTAGCGAGGATTGATGTTGCCATTTGTCCTGCACTCTCATCTCCATAAATCTCTCTTAGTAATGTTTTAACTGGCGAGAAACCTTGTCTATGGTTTTCAGGGTCTAGTCCTAGTCTGAAGTGAGCAATCATATCTCTATCAAGGATTACTTTTTCATTCTTAACTTGATATTCATAATGCGAGATTAAAGTCTCATCATTACCTTTAACAGTTACATTCTCAGGCATAAGAGGATAAAGAGCGACTAATTGTCCTGCTTCATTCTTTTGTTTGAGAAGATAAGCGTCTCCTGAGATGTGCATTGATTGTATTAAATAGTTTTGTAAGACATCTCCTGACATATAAGGATTAGGTCTTTTAAAAAGCATTGTCAGTTGATGATTAGGAAGGACATCTAACTCTCCTGCTTCGTTTGTTTGATAAACTTTTAGTTCGGCTTCTCCGAAGGCAGTCCCTAAGACTTGCAAGCAAGATACTACTGCTGAGTTAGAAGCACCGTTACCAAGTCCACCTACATCAAATTGACCTGCGTTACTTTGATATCCTTGTATAAAGTTAGTATTTCTTTGACTAACTCCTTGTCTAAAGAAATTAAATCCTGTTGTTCTTTTTACTTCAGGTGTTCTTCCAAAGACAACTTCTCTGAAACTTCTTCTCTCTGCCATATCTATCCTTCATTGTGAGCATTTGAGTAGTAATGGACGCAACCCTTATCGGCATTACTACTCTATGCTCTTATATCTTAACTTAAATTACAAAACTTTTATACTTTTCCGTACTTTTGATTCTATTACTGCGTATGCCAAAGAGTCAACTATATCGTCATGCTCTGCTTCAGGAAACCTTAGCAACTCTGTTTGTACGTCAGCAAACCACGTTGAGTTTTTTGGAAAAAAGATGTCTCCTGCTTCCATTCTTGCAATCAATGGATAAGCTCTTGATACCTTATCTCTATCTGCTTTAAGCGACTTTACTATTAATCCTTCTCTCTTAGCCATTTGAATAAACGCCAACTGGTAACCTGCTCGCTCAATCCCCACATACGCCAAGTCAAACTGTTCCACTTTTCTTTGTAGTAAGGGCAATAAATCAGGTGCTTCCAATCTTCGTCTGTCAATGTCCAGTATGAGAATCTTGCCTTCAGGTGTGATTGCCACCGAAGTAATAACTGTGAAGTCAGCACTTTGCTTAGTTGATGTTGCAAGGTCAACAGTTGCATATCTACGGCAATCCTCAAGCCTGCACTCTTTGTCCTTATATTTATAAATAATTTCTGTATTTTCATTTTTTTCCTCGTCAATTCCTATTCGTTCTTCTATTTTGTAATGGTCAAACCAATCGGCTTTAAATAAACCACCACTTGCTTCTATAAATTGAGCTTCGTACTCTTGAGCGTATAAAAAACTTCCTATCTCTTGTTTTGCCATTTCTAACTCGGCAGGGTCAATAATTGGGTTTGTTATTGTAGGATATGTAAATCTGACCCAATCATCAAGCACATTTGCTTCTGAGTACAATTTCTCAAAAAAGTTATATCCTTTTGGCGTGCTGATAAAAAATGCACTACCTTTTTTCTCTGTTAAGGCAGGTCGGATAACTTCTGCCCAAGTTTGTGGCTTCATAAAGGCACACTCGTCTAAAACAACAAAGTCAAGACCTGCACCTCTGAGTTTCATAGGGTCATCTGCTGACCTTACTTGTACTGAGCCACCAGTAGCAGTTACGATTGTTCGCTCTGCTTCTTTTACTCTAATACCATATTCGATACCAATACTTCGTAAATCTGCCCACGCTTCGTTTGTCATTGAGTAAGAAGGTGCAATCCACCAAGCTCTCTTGCCTTCCCAAGCGTACTTAAGACAAAGCCAAACACCAAGTTTGGTCTTACCCCAACGCCTTCCTGCTGATAAAACAGTAAACCTTTTCATATTCTTTACAACTTCCATTTGTGCTGAGTGTAAAGGTGGCAACTGAATATCTAAGCCTGATAAGACATCACTATCTAAAGATGATTGCATATTACTCCTGAGCTTTAAACCAAGTAATAAATGTTTCCAATGCTTTTGATGATATTGGAAGTGAACTATACATCAATCCCATATCTGTAATCATTGGAATAAATACTACGGCAGGTATTTCAAAATCAACCAACTCATCAAGAATTGGGTCATCTAAATCTTTATTAATTTCTAATGCGTCAATGTAAAGATTATTAAATTCTATTATCTCAGCAAACAATTGGTTAATATCTTCATTCTCCATTGTCTAATCCTTTTGGCTCTATGACTTCGCCTTCTACAAATTCTTCTTCTTGAGCTTTGTCTAGTAAGTTACCGTCTGCCCAACGTAGTCTAACTTCTTGACTATCTTGATTTTCAATAGCAACTGTATCTCTTTTACCAAACAAGTGTGGGTATCTTCTCTCTAAGTACCAAGCGTCTGCCTGCCAAGAGCCACTCTCTCCTGCTTCTTCTATTCTTCTAATTCTTCTCTCAATAGCTTTGGCTTCTGCAATCTGTATTCTTTTCCAAACTTTGTCATAAGGTGTTATGCCTTGCTGACCTTTTTTCTTCCATTCGTGAAGTGTTGATGTGCCTATGCCTACTGATTGGCAAGCGAGGTTAACATACATTCCTGTTGCGATTGAATCGCAAAGAGCTTGTACTAAGTCGTCATTATATGCGAGTGTTTCTTTTGGCATTATGCACCCATAATAGCAAAATCGGTATCGAATGATACCGACCTTACAAGATTGTTTAGATTATTAGATTGCTACAAGTCTTGACTTGTGATTGTAGTCAACACAATTTTCTCTATTAGGAAGGTCTTTGTCATTGTTCCAGTATAAAACACTTGAGCAACATTGTGGTAAGCAACAACCGTCTTTATGATTACAACCACAATTATTTGGTCGAAACATATCTCCGTAAAATTTATCAACGTGTAACCAAGTAGCGTTAGTTCTTACTTGTTTTTTTACTTTATCCCATTCGATTCCTTCTACACCAATTTCTGTATCTATTTCTGACCAAGTACAAGCTAATTCAAGAACACTTCTAAAAGTTTTTTGGTCATTGTGCCAAATAGCTTCGCCAACTTGATTTGTTAAATTCTCAACTTCGAAAATTGTATTAATTATTGCTCTTTCATATTTGTTTAATTTTTTCACTACGCTCTCCTTGTTTGTTTCTTTCATACTTAATTATGGCATAATCGTAGATTATAACCAAGTATTTCCTAAGAAATATGTACTAAAAAACCCAATGTTTATAGGGTCTATAAAAATAATTTATATTTTTTTACTTTTTCTGCTCTAATTTGCACACAATACAGTACAAGAAGAAGTTATGGTCTATAAAATGATGACCCTTCTCCTCACATATTAAAGTTGGATTCTCCTGCATTTGCTTCTTGCGAATCTCGTCTTTACCTAGAGCTTCAAACTTACCAAACCATTTGTTGATTGCGTATGGCGTGATGTCTATGTTGTTCCAATGTTTCTTGTAGGCAAGGATTGAGCCTTTAAGCATATCAGTTGTGACACCGACCTCAGCTAACTCCTTACAAACTTTAAACCAACCTGACTTCTCCATTTGACTTCTTGGCTCATATCCAAGTTCATCAACAAAGACTCGGTAGAGTGACTTGCGTTGTTTAAGTACATCTTCATCAATCTTATTTACTTGTGGCTTTTTCACATATTCTTGTTCTATTGGTTTTAGTTCTTTGGTTATAGTTCTATGTATTGTCTCCGATACTACCCTTGTATCGTCAGCAGTACTACCCCTCGTATCATCTGCAATACTACTAGATGTAGTGGTATCATCTACAACACTAGGTTTGCTTGTAATCAAGAAATATAGATTGGTTTGCTTTACATTATCCTTCACTCGATTTTGTTTTGTAATAGCACCCAAGTCCAGTAGCTCATTGATGAGCTTGTGTGTATTAGCTCGACTGACACCTACTCGCTTTGACAAAGTGGTTACACTTGGAAAACAAGAATTGTCTTTTCTATCTGCATAAGTCCACAAGATACAATATAGATTCTTTGCTCTTGGGCTTATGTCTGCGTCTAATATCCACTCAGGTATTATTGCAAAATAATTATCTGCTTCTATTTTCATTCTTCTCCGTTTCTTTGTTTAGATTATAAGTCTTTGTGAGTCCTATGCGTCTAGGACTCACTTAGACCAGTACGTATCAAAAGGGAGATACATTGTCCTCTAGCTTGTCTAATGACTTTGCTATTGGAACACTTGGCTCTTGATGATTAGGCAGACATTCTATTGGTGGCTCGTCTGACCAACTAGCAAAAGGGAAACCATTGTTACCTGCCGTACATTGTTTATTACCACATTTGAAGTTAGGACTTTTGTCTGACTTCTTATCAACTCTGTTGTCGTACACCTTAGACGCACAAGCAGGACATTTAAGCTCTACTTGACCAACTGGGCTATGTGACGACACATTTTGTTGGCTTGGTTGCGTGGCAGGTGTACTAACAACAGAATTAGTAGATTGAGCAAACGGATTGAAAACCCAATCTTCTATGTCTTGTGCAAACTTAAATATCTCATCACTAGAACTAAGTGTAGGGTAACCACTACTTGCTAATTCTATTGCTGATTTGATTGCTACTTGTCGTACAATTAATTTATCTTTGTTATCCATTTACTAACTCCTTACTTGAATTAACTCTATCTTCAACCCATTCGTTATCTTCTCGCCAATCTAGTAAGGTTTTCTTATTCCATACTGGAGTTGCTTTTAATTGGTGGTCAGGCTCAGGTAATTTACCTTGAAACTTCCATTGGGCTACTTCTTGTCTTGTGACTCCAAGCCATTGTCCAATCTCTGCCGTGCCTAATATATCTTGCGTCATACTCTCTCCTTTAAATATTCTGCTACGTTTATTTCTTTTTGTGTTTGTAGTTCTTCATACAACTCATCAAGAGCTTCACTAAGACTAGCTTCGCTCTTATGTAAGTGTGGATAATACTTTAGTGTTACTTCTTCTATAATCATTAACACTATACTTATCCCTGCTAATGCAGAAAAAAACCAAAACAATATCCATAAAAAGTCTTGCTCATTCATAATTATCTTCTCCGTTCATTATTGTATTATATGTTTCAAGCGTAATTGTGTACTTAAACTGTTGAAACTTATCTCTGTTTAAGTCTGCTACTTTTTGTAATATACTTGCACCACGTTGGTAGCTAAATACTGGCTCAAGGTTTATCCAACCACTTGCTTTGTATTGACTACCATAGCTTTGTTCAACGACAATATCTACACGTCCCTGAATAAAACCTATTAGTCTAGTATCTTCTTCGTTTCTCATATCAACTCCGTTTCTATATTTATATTAATCTATGATTTGTTTTATGCAA